CCCGTGGACGGGCAACATCGTAGCGTTACCAAACAATAGAGTGCGGGTAACACATCCTGCATGGTTCGAGACAGGCGAGGGAGCACCGGACTTCCGTCCCTCGCAACACATTCACTACAGCAAGTCAGACCTCGATTACACGCTCGACGTGAATCAAGTATTCGACAATATGTATGCAGGAGACTCCGATGAAGATGAAGAGTAAAGGCTATAAAGCTGGCGGCAAGATGATGTCTAAGGGCATGAAGAAAGGCGGCAAGCTACCGATGGTTGAAAAAGACGGCAAAATGGTTCCGTTCTTTGCGGCAGACGGCGAAGGCAAAATGGCTGGTGGTGGTAAGGTCAATAAGACTAAGGGCTACTTTAAGGGCGGAAAGGTGATGAAGCCTAAGGGCATGGCAATGGGCGGCAAGACTAAAGCTCGTGGTTGTGGTGCGGCTCGTCAACAGATGTTTACTAAGAACGGCTAATGGCTATTGATCGCGCCCTTATGGGCGAGCCTTTGGAAGAAGGCGAACAGATAGAAGTTGAGATTGTTAATCCTGAGCAGGTAGGTATCAACACGCCTGAGGGTGGGATGCTAATCGACTTCGACCCCGACATGGGCGAGATGATGGGTCTGGGCCACGACGACAACCTAGCTGAAGCTATGGATGATCGTGACCTAGATTCACTGGCATCTGAGCTAATTGGATCGTTCCGCTCTGACAAGGAAAGCAGAGCCGACTGGGAGCGTTCTTACGTTAAGGGTCTCGACCTATTGGGTCTTAAGCATGAGGACCGTACAACGCCTTGGGATGGCGCGTGTGGCGTATTTCACCCGCTGTTAACAGAATCGGTGATTCGTTTTCAGTCTCAGTCAATCCAAGAGATATTTCCGGCAAGCGGACCTGTAAAAACCAAGGTCGTTGGCGTTATTGATGCTGACAAAGAAAAGCAAGCCGAGCGCGTTCAGGACTACCTGAATTATCTATTGACTGAAAAAATGTCAGAGTATCGCTCCGAGACGGAGAAGATGCTGTTCTCTTTGCCTTTGGCAGGTAGCGCATTCCGCAAGGTGTACTACGATCCTAACTTGGGTCGCCCTTGCAGTATGTTTGTACCCGCTGAAGACTTCGTGGTGAGCTATGGTGCGTCTGACTTGACGACCTGTGAGCGCTCGACTCACGTCATGAAGAAGAGCAGTAACGATATTCGCAAGCTTCAAGTGTCTGGGTTCTTCCGTGATGTGGATTTGCCTAGCCCTGCTCCCGATGTAGATCCGGTTGAGCAGAAATATAACGAGCTAACCGGCGACTCTAGTAGCTATGACTACGATGATCGGCACACATTGCTCGAAATGCACGTCAATCTTGACCTTGTTGGCTTCGAAGATACCGAAGGTGGCGAGGAAACAGGCATTGCACTGCCCTATGTAGTCACTATTGACCTGTCATCACGCACCATTTTGTCGATCAGACGCAACTGGTACGAGGAAGATGCCCGCAAATTGAAGCGAGAGCACTTCGTTCACTACCAGTACATGCCCGGATTAGGGTTTTATGGCTTCGGATTGATCCACATGATCGGTGGATTGGCTAAATCTGCCACGTCACTGCTCCGACAGCTGGTTGATGCGGGCACATTGTCCAACTTGCCGGGTGGTTTGAAGTCCAGAGGGCTACGAATCAAGGGTGATGACACCCCAATCATGCCCGGAGAGTTCCGAGATGTGGATGTTCCGGGTGGAACCATCCGAGATAACATCAGTTTCTTGCCCTACAAAGAGCCAAGCAACGTTTTATACCAGTTGATGGGCGATATTGTAGAGGAAGGCCGCCGATTTGCGTCCGCAGGCGACGTAAAAGCCGCCGATATGAACGCAGAAGCGCCTGTTGGCACGACTCTTGCGCTGTTAGAGCGGGCAATGAAGGTAATGAGCGCGGTTCAGGCGCGTTTACACGCCTCAATGCGGGTAGAACTACGCATATTGACCCATGTTGTGCGGGATTTTGGGCCAGATCAGTACCCATACGCCACAAAAGGCGACCCGATTGTCCCTGAGGACTTCGATGACCGCGTTGACATCATTCCTGTTAGCGATCCTAACGCTGGAACGATGGCACAGCGCATTATGCAGTACCAAGCGGCGCTACAACTGGCGGCACAAGCCCCAGAAATGTACGACATGCCATTATTACACCGGCAAATGCTAGAAGTTCTAGGTATTCGTGACGCTGATAAGATTGTACCTACCGATGCAGACATGAAGCCGACCGATCCGGTCAGCGAAAACATGAATCTGCTCAATGGAAAGCCAATCAAGGCGTTCATCTACCAAGATCACGAGGCTCACATCCAGACCCACATGAGTTTACTGCAAGATCCGCAGGTTATGGAGGTTATGGCCAAGAGTCCGAACGCGAAGAAAGCGCAGGCAGAGCTTGCGGCCCACGTTCAAGAGCACTTGGCATTCCAGTACCGACAGGGCGTGGAGAAAGAATTGGGTGTGCCTTTGCCACCGCCAGACGAGCCATTGCCAGAAGATATCGAGTACCGCATTTCGCAGTTGGTTGCACCAGCGGCGGCTCAGTTGTCTGGCAAAGCACAGCGTGAGCAACAGATGGAGCAGGCTCAGAAGCAAATGCAAGATCCGCTCATCCAGATCCAGATGCAAGAGCTTCAGATTAAGCAGGCTGACGTACAGCGTAAGGCTCAGGCTGAAATGGCCAGAATCCAGCTAGATATGCAGAAGGCAATGGCCAAGTCTCAGCTAGATCAAGCCAAGCTTGAGCAGGAAAAAGATATCCAGACAGCAAAGATTGGCGCTCAAATAGCTAGAGACAATGCTCAAGAGCAACTGGAAGAAGATCGAATAGCTTCCCAAGAGCAAATTGCTGGTGCTAAACTAGGCGTCGATATTGCTAAAGATTTAATGGGTAATAAATGAGCCTTGAGGAATCAACGGTAACTGAGTACATCCGCTCTAAGATTCGAGAGCATATGAATGACATCTCGGATCATATCAGCGGAGGTGCCTGCACTGATCACGCAGACTACACACAGTGCTGTGGGATCATTAAAGGTTTGGCGATAGCCGAGCGAGAGATACTGGACGTAGAAGCCCGGTATCAAGACTAGCGACTCCAGACGCTTTTCTGGTGCAACGACTCTAGGCGTTTTCCTAGTGCAACGACTCTGGGCGTTACCCAGTGCGAGGTGAGCATGAGTGAAGAAGAAGCACAAGTTGCGTCTCAACTTCCAAAGCCTTCGGGCTATAAAATTCTTATTGCACTCCCTGAGCCTGAGAAGGAATTTGAAGGCGGAATCGTAAAGGCGTCTAAGACCCTGCACGATGAGGAGATTGGTTCTATCGTAGGCATGGTGCTTACACTAGGCCCAGATTGCTACACAGACCCCACAAGATTCCCTAACGGCCCCTACTGTAAAGAAGGGGACTTTATCTTGATGCGTTCGTACTCCGGTACACGATTTAAGATTCACGGTAAGGAGTTCCGATTAATCAACGATGACAGCGTAGAAGCTGTAGTCGAAGATCCACGGGGGATTGTGAAAGCATGAGCGATGACCAAAGCGATTTGTTCGTAGAAGAAACGTCTGCGGAAGATAAATTCTTCGGCGTTAAAACCACCTTTGACAAGAAAGCAAAGGAGGAAGAAGCGACCGATATAGAATTCGAAGTGTTGGATGATCGTCCTGAAGAGGACCAGCGTCCACAAAAATCAAAGAAAGCGGAGAAGGCAGAAGATTCTGAGTCCTCTGATGAGGAGCTTGGGCAGTATTCTGAAAAAGTTCAGAAGCGTCTTAACAAGCTTAAGTTTGATTACCATGAGGAGCGACGACAGCGCGAAGCCGCAGAAAGACTGCGGGAAGAAGCGATCAGTTATGCTCAACAGGTAGCCAACAAAAACCAAGAGATGGAGTCTCTCATCTCACGCGGCGAGGCCGCATTGGTAGAGCAAGTAAGAGAGCGAGCGTCTGTTGCACTGGAGAGTGCGCGGGCCTCATACCGCAAAGCTTATGAAGAGGGAAACACAGATGAAATCATCGCTTCTCAAGAAAGGCTTAACCGCGCTCAAGCGGAGTATGCAGAGGCTGAAAGATATCAGTCTCAAAATCGTCAGCAAGTTCAGCAAAGAGCACAGTACGAACAGCAAGCCTACCAGCAAGAAATCGCCCGAAGAGCCGCCCAGCAAGTCGCGGCCCAAAACCAGCAAGCCCAAGCCCAAGGCCAAGGCCAAGCCCTCCCAGAGCCAAGCCCCGAAGCGAAAGACTGGGCGGAGAAAAACGACTGGTTCATGAAAGAAGGGCACGAGGAGATGACTGCCTTAGCTTATGGCGCTCACACCTCGGCAGTACAAAGAGGAATGGACACAAACTCTCAGGAGTATTTCGATTACATTGATAATCGGATGCGTTCATCCTTTCCAGAATATGATTGGCAGGATCAGCGGAGTGATGGACGTACCGCGACTGCGACTGCTAATCAGCGACCCTCGTCGGTGGTCGCTCCGTCGTCTCGAAACAATGGAGCAAAATCGCGCAAAGTGCAGTTAACGTCCACTCAGGTCTCTCTCGCCAAGCGGCTTGGGTTATCCCCCGAACAATATGCCAACCAACTCATAAAGGAGCGTAAGTGATGGCAGAAGAGCGCACCCCCAGAACCAAAACCACGCGAGAAGCAGAGTCTCGTCCCAATGATAGCTGGATACCAGCTTCAATTTTGCCTAACCCAGACCCCCGTGATGGATGGGTTCACCGTTGGATTCGTACTAGCGTCCTCGGTGAGTCAGACAACACAAACGTATCAAAGATGATGCGAGAAGGATGGCAACCCGTTAAGGCGGAAGACTACCCTGAACTGCAATTGCAGTCAGATGTAGGCTCTCGTTTTGCCGGTAACATTGAAGTCGGTGGTCTGTTGCTCTGTCGTGCTCCGAAGGAGAAGATGGAACAGCGTGACGCATACTTCCAGAACATGGCCGAAAATCAGATGCAATCTGTGGACAACAACTTCCTGCGTGAAAATGATCCTCGTATGCCGCTCATGAAACCTGAGCGTAGTACGAGAACTACATTTGGCAAGAGCTAATCCCCTAAAGGAGGGGTGGCTCTAACTCTCAAGGAGACTGCAAATGGCTACATCAGCTACCCCATCCGGGGCAGAACCTGTAGACACGCTAAGTGCATCAGGCTCTTTCACCGGGAAAGTGCGCCATATTAAGATTGCCAACGCTTACAACACTGCAATTTTTTATGGTGATTTCGTTAAGTTAGTTAGCTCAGGTACTGTCGAGAAGGCCGCAGTTACAACTGCTGTCGTCGCTGGCACTGTCGGCATTTTTGTCGGCTGTAGTTACACTGATCCAACTACTAAGCAACCTACATACTCACAGTATTTCCCCGCTTCAACTGCGGCGGACGATATTATGGCGTATGTCGTAGACGATCCTAAAGTTCTGTTCCAGATGCAAGGTGACGGTTCCATCGCGCAAACAGCGCTTGGCAACAACATCCAAGCTATCAGCACAGCTGGATCAACAAGCATTGGTCGAAGCCGCAACGCTCTTGATGCGAGCACTGCCGCGACAACCAATACCTTCCCACTCCGCATCGTAGACTTTGTTGACGGACCATCAAGCGCTGTAGGTGACTCGTTCACTGACTGCATCGTGACTTGGTTGCCCGGAAGCCACGCATACGATACGGCCCTTGGCGTATAAATAGGAGGTCTAAGCAATGGCTATTTCACGCGCACAGATGCTGAAGGAACTCCTGCCGGGGCTTAATGCTCTTTTCGGTTTGGAGTACGAAAAGTACGAAGACGAGCACGAAATGATCTATGAGACGGAATCGTCTGATCGTTCGTTCGAAGAAGAAGTGAAGCTCTCGGGCTTCGCGGCGGCTCCTGTAAAAGCTGAAGGATCGGCTATTAGCTATGATTCAGCACAGGAAGCTTTCACTGCTCGTTACAACCACGAGACCATCGCAATGGGCTTCTCAATCACTGAGGAAGCAATGGAAGATAACTTGTATGACTCACTGTCTGCTCGTTATACCAAAGCTCTTGCCCGCGCTATGGCTTACACCAAGCAGGTCAAAGCGGCTTATCCGCTTAACAATGGCTTCTCTAACTCTTTCCAGTCTGGAGATGGCGTTAACCTGTTCACCGCTTCTGGTGATGGTGTAACCGGCGGTGATGGACACCCACTCGTAAGTGGTGGCAAAAACAACAACCGACCTGTTACGGCGGCTGACCTCAACGAAACTTCGCTTGAGAATGCAGTGATTGAAATCGCGGCATTCACCGATGAGCGTGGTCTGTTGATTGCGGCACGTCCTCGCAGTTTGATTGTTCCACCTGCGCTGATGTTTACAGCAAATCGTTTGCTTGAAACTACTCAGCGTGTTGGCACTGCGGACAATGATATCAACGCAATTCGTAACATGGGTGCAATCCCCGAAGGTTACTCAGTCAATCACTACCTGACTGATAGCAATGCGTTCTTCATCATTACCGACGTACCAAACGGTATGAAGCACTTCCAGCGTACTGCGTTGGAGACTTCAATGGATGGAGACTTCGACACTGGCAACGTTCGCTACAAAGCTCGCGAGCGTTACAGCTTCGGTGTATCTGACCCACTTGGCATTTACGGATCGCCCGGCGCATCCTAATGCTAGATCAGGGGGCTTCGGCCCCCTTATTTTTTCCTGACAGTTTTTAACTGACACCCCACGACAGGAGATTGACATGGGACAAACAACTTTTTCAGGACCAGTAAGGTCCGAGCGCGGCTTTACAGCTGTTGGCTCTACAGCCGTAGTAAACATTACTGCGGAAACAACTCTCACGTATGCTGACCACGTAGGTCGCATCATCGAAGTCAATGACGCAGATGGCGCAGTAACACTGCCTTCTGCCAGCACAGACACCATCGGCGCTAAGTACACATTCTTTATTGGTACTACAGCGTCTGACCTAGACATCAAGACTGACGGCACTGACAAGTTTGTCGGCATGGTTGTTGTTGCGGCGGCGGCAAGCTCACAGGCTCGCGGCTTTGCTCCAGCGGCAGATAACGACGTAATTTCTATGAACGGCACTACCACAGGTGGCATTGCTGGTTCTTACGTAGAAGTAACTGCTATTGCCGCAGACGAGTATCTTGTTACAGGCACTCTGTTAGGATCTGGAACGCTGGCAACTCCATTCGCTGATTCTTAATAGGAGATAGCTCATGGCTGATGCAGTAGCTACGCAAACCATACAGGAGGATGGCAAGTTCGCCATCTTCCGTTTTTCTAATACCTCTGACGGAACGGGCGAGTCGGCTGTCACAAAGATTGACGTGTCAACTCTTAGCCCAGACCCAATGACAGGCAAGGCGTGCTCCAGCGTAAGCATTCAATATATCTGGTATGTTACTGTCGGTATGGGCGTTAAGATTTTATTTGACGCCACTAGCGATGTGCTCGCATGGGAAATCAATGCAGACTGGGGAGACTCTATAGACTTTACCAGCTTCAGCGGCATCCCAAATAATGCAGGTGCAGGTAAGACTGGAGATATTGCGTTTACAACTGTAGGCGCTGGATCGGGTGATACTTACAATATCATCATGCAGGTCAAGAAGAGCTATGACTAAAGCCAAGAAACCAGCCAAGAAAAAGTCAACAGTCAACAAGGCGGGCAACTATACGAAGCCTGCTTTGCGTAAGCGATTGTTTAACCAGATCAAGGCTGGCGGTAAGGGCGGTAAACCCGGTCAGTGGTCTGCGCGTAAAGCGCAGATGCTGGCCAAAAAGTACAAAGAGTCTGGCGGAGGCTACAGGGACTAATGGCCCTGAAGAAACCTCAGAAGTCCCTCAAGAAGTGGACTAAACAGAAATGGCGTACCAAGTCAGGGAAACCGTCCACCCAAGGCAAGAAAGCCACGGGTGAGCGGTATCTTCCTGAAAAAGCAATTAAAGCATTAAGTTCAAAAGAATACGCGGCGACCAGTCGGAAGAAGAGAGCAGACACCAAGAAAGGTAAACAGTTCTCCAAACAGCCGAAGAAGGTAGCCAAGAAGACGGCGAGGCACAGATAATGGCCAATAGAAAACCTGCAAAAGGAAAGGCGAAGGTTAAAGTAACCGCGTCTGGCAAGAAGGTTAGCTATGGTCAAGCTGGCAAAGCCAAAGGTGGTGGCCCTAGAGTAAAGCCGGGCACCAGCAAAGGCGACAGCTACTGCGCTAGATCGCTAGGAATCAAGAAGCGCCTGCCAAAGAAAAAGCAGAACGACCCCAACACTCCTAACAATTTATCACGTAAACGTTGGAAGTGTGTGGGTGCCAAGTCTAGGCGTAAATAGTTATGCCAATCAGCAGAGCGCAGACAGGCAAGCAGATAAAGAACGCACCTAGTACCAAGCGCGGCAAAAAAGCTAAGGTCAAAAAGGTGATGAAAGAATTTAAGCAGGGCAAGCTTAAGTCTGGTGGTTCTAAGAAGAAAGTAAAGAACCCCAAGCAGGCCATTGCAATTGCTTTGTCAGAAGCTGGCATGAGCAAAAAGAAAAAGGCTAGGAGACCCTGATGGCGACGAGCGGCACATTTGCATTCAATCTCGACCTTAGCGACTCTATTGAGGAGGCGTTCGAGCGTGCCGGTTTGGAGCTTCGTAGCGGGTATGATTATCGCACTGCTCGCAGAAGCATTGATCTGCTTATGCTTGAGTGGCAAAACCGTGGTCTTAACCTGTGGACCGTTAAGGAAGGCACGCAGGTTTTAACTCCCGGTACATCACGCTATGCGTTGGACGGCAAGATCTTTGACATTATCGAAGCATATCTCCGCACAGATGCAGGTGAGACAACAAGCCAGTTTGACCAGTCGATGTCTCGTATATCAGTAAGCCAGTATGCTCATCTGTCAAACAAGCTTACACAGTCAAAGCCACTAGAGTTCTACGTGGAACAGACACCGGACGGCATTGCAGTAAACCTGTGGCCTGTCCCAGATAGCCAAGAGACGTACACATTTGGCTACTACTACATGGAAAGAATTGAGGATTCTGGCAAGCCAGCGTCTAACAACATGGACCTTCCAGCAAGATTCCTGCCCTGCTTTGTGGCAGGTCTAGCTTATAAGTTAGCTATCAAATATCCAGCGGCATCAGAACGTGCGCCGTTATTGAAAGCGGATTATGATGAGCAGTGGAACCTTGCGGCAGACTCTGCACGGGAGAAGGCGTCCCTGTATGTTGTGCCCGGAGGGTATCAGTTTTGAGTTACGCTGAAGGCAAGTACGCATTTGGATTCTGTGATCTAACTGGGTTTAGATACCCAAAGAAAGATCTAGTTCCTCAGATTGTTAATCAGCGTCCTACAGGATTGTTGGTGGGCAGAGATGTCGTTGACCCAGATCAGCCTCAGTTGCAACTTGGTCGTGTTCGTACAGACGACCCGCAAGCGCTACGCAATCCGCGTCCAGATCGCGCACAAGCAGAAAGTCGTCAGCTGTTTGCGTTTAACCCTGTGGGAGGCGGCATTACAGAGCTAGGCAGTCAGACAGTTGGATTGGACATTGAGGCTCAGGTGGGCCGCGTAACGGTGGTGACCTAATGGCTTGGACATTAACAACGCTGAAGTCAGCGATACAGGATTATTTGCAAACGACCGAAACCACGTTCGTAAATAACCTTGATACGATTATTACGCAGGCAGAAGACCGCATCCTTAAGTCGGTGCAGTTGCCTGATTTTCGAGTCAACAAGACCGGAACATTGACGGCAAGCAATGAATACTTGTCTACGCCCTCTGACTTCTTAGCGCCATATTCACTAGCTGTGGATAACTCTGGGTATGAGTTCTTAATGTTTAAGGACGTAAACTTTATTCGAGAGGCGTACCCAGACTCTACAACGACGGGTGTGCCTAAGTATTATGCGTTGTTCGATGACTCATCGTTTATCCTTGGACCCACGCCAAACTCTACATTCACGGTAGAGCTACACTATTTCTACAAGCCAGAGTCAATTACTACTGCGCCAAGCGGTACTAGCTGGCTAGGCGATAATGCAGAAAGCTCGTTGTTGTATGGCTGTTTGCTTGAGGCGTACACCTTCCTTAAAGGTGACCCTGATCTTATGCAGTTGTATGCAACGCGATACGAAGATGCGCTTGGTAAGTTGAAAGCATTGGGTGAAGGATACAGCACGACTGACAGTTATCGGTCTGGCGCAGTTAGATTGCCGAGGGGCTAATGTTTGAGATAAGTGTGGCACAGGCTGGCACTGTGAATGTAGTAACAACCGACAACGGTGGACTTAGTGTTGATCACTGGGCTGATCGTGCAACGGATACAATTATTTCTGTGGGTGACAAAAATCATCCAGAGATCGTCCAGCAGGCGAAAGCTTACAAGGACAACATCCGCCATGTAATTAAAAACTACATGGAGGAAGCTATTAGGAGTAGCAGAACCGATACCATTGTTGAGCTAGAGCGCAATGGTTATGAAGATGTCGCGGCAATTTTGAGGAAAATGTAATGGCGATTACTCAGGCTATATGCACATCCTTTAAGCAAGAAATCTTGCAGGGGATACACAACCTAACCAACGGCTCTGGCGGTGGCACCACAACCACAACTGGAACCGGCAACACATTCAAGCTGGCGTTGTATACAAGCTCCGCGACACTGGGCGCTTCTACTACGGCGTTTACAACAACCAATGAGGTAAGCGGAACAGGCTACTCTTCGGGCGGCGGCACACTAACTAACGTTACGCCAACCACGTCTGGCACGACTGCCCTGACCGACTTTGCAGACCTTACGTTTTCCAGCGCAACCATCACGGCACGAGGAGCAATGATTTATAACTCCTCAACAACAGCTGGATCTGCTAACCGATCTGTCTTGATATTAGACTTTGGTGGAGATAAGACTTCTACTGCGGGTGACTTTACTATTCAGTTCCCAACAGCAGATGCAAGCAACGCGATTATTCGTATTGCTTAAGGAGTAAAACATGGCTGATGTCGTCGTCGCCTTTGAGGGTTGGAGTAGTTCCACCCAAGGGTGGGGCGAAGCAGGCTGGGGCCAAGGTATTGCAGTACCGGGGGCAACCGCCTCTGTAGGCTCCGTAACTATTGTAGCTGAGGCTAATGTCGTCCCAACAGGACAGTCAGCTACAGCAAGTGTCGGCACAGTTGTTGTTAAAGCTAACGCCGACGTACCCATTCTTACTGGCGAACAAGCGAGCATATCTACTGGCTCTGTAACTGTTGTTGCAGGTGCGGTTGTATCGCCCACAGGAGAAGCGGGTAATTCTGCGGTTGGCAACGCCACTGTTGCCGCCAATGCAGATGTTGATGTGACGGGTGAGTCAGTCACCGCGTCAACCAACGATGTAACAGTTGTTGCTCAAGCTGTTGTTAGTCCGACAGGGGAGGCTCTCACAGCCTCTACAAGCGACGTTACTGTGTCAGGCATTGCCAATGTACCAGTTACTGGTGAAAGCGCCACGGTTAGTGATGGCACTGTTACTGTACAAGCCAATGCGGATGTTCCTGTTACTGGTGAGTCGGCAACATCGGCAGTAGGAACCGTATCAACTATTGCGGGTGCAGTAGTTAGCCCAACAGGTGAGCAGACAGTTGCTCGCGTGGGCAGTGTCAGCATCAAGTTTGGCATGACCGTTGGTGTCAATGGCGAAGAAGCTACGATATC